AGATTTTCTCCATCAACAAATTTATTTGTTGAGAAATTAGTATCACTTGAACTTTGATATTTAATGTAAAGAGTATAATTTTTTCTATCTGATACCTGATTTGTAATATAGTTTTCTACTTTTGCGGTTACTCCGCTAGTTTCACCTTTAATTAATTTTCCTAAAAGACTATTAATGTATAAGGATACTGGTATTCCTAAATGTGTTTCATCAATTTGAACACATGTATAGTTTGAATCATAAGATAATTGTCCAGGAATAACCATTGCACCTTCTTTAAAGAAGTGCTGTCCAAATTTTTCAATTTGATTTTGGAGAATTGACTGTAATGTAGTTAATTCTCTTGCTTGTATTGGAGTCGCTGGCTTAAATAATACTCTTTGATAATTTTTATTTGATTCGAAATCATCAAAGTATGGAGATACATTTAAATTAGTATTCTGAGGCATTTTTCTTTAGAACTCCAATACGATTTTAATATCTTCTTTTTGGCTTGCTGATCTTGGAATTGCTTTCCTATTGTCTATGTAAATTATATCACCAGATCTTTTGTTATATTCTGCCGATGATATTCCAGCAACAAAGTTGCTTCCCAATTGATATGTCCTACTATTTATTACTGTACTTATGCCCGTAAAGTTTCTATCAATAGACAGTGCTGGACCAATAATAGTTGGACATTCAATAGTATATGAACCACCAGCAATTGGAGATGAACTAAATCCATTAATCTTATAATTAACACCAGCAGTAGCAAGTCCAACTGGTTGATAATATTTTAAAACACCAGTAACATTATCCCAAGAAGCAACAAATCCAATCGCAGTCATTCCTGTTCCTATTGTCTGTCTAATTACAGAATCGACTGGATATGTTGTTTGTGTTGTTACTCCAGATAATTTTATTGAATTTAATGCACTTACCTGTCCAAGTGTTAATTTTTCAGTATCACTTCCAAAAATTGTAGGATTTTTTATGATTCCAATTCTAGCAAAATCATTTCCAAGGATAATATCTGGATTTTGCTCATCTGTTAAGTATCTTGAATAAACAAGCACCCTATAGGCACCAAGTTCTCTGTAAACATTATATCCATGTCCCCCTTTAGGTGGAATAATGACATCAAATGATGCTGTTCTTCCATCATTAGACAGTTCTGATGGTATGCCAGGTGCTCCTGGTTCAAATCTGATGATTCCTCTAGTATATCCAGAACCACCATCTGTAACAAAAACTTCGGAAACTTTACCAAATGAATCCACTGTAATGGTTGCCTTTCCTCCAGTGCCATCACCCAATATTGGTATATTAGTAAAGGACTTGGAAATTGGTTGGTAATTTATTCCTCTATCTGTAATAGTTATTACTTCTACTTTTCCATTAATAGCATTATTTTTAGTTGCAATGGTTTCTCCAACTTCTCCCCAATTTTCTGGAACTGGAATGAATTCGATAGAATCGAATTTAACAATTTCTGATGGTTTTATTGTAAACAAATACTTCCAGATATAACCATCTCCACTTGTTCCTGCTGGTCTTGCTTCTAAGTCAATGAATGTGGGTTGGTCAAAGGACGGTCTTCCACTTGGGTTTTCTGGATCTGTTCCATTCTGTAAACAAATATAAACCCTAAAATCTTCATTTATTACATAAAAATTTGATTCATATAAACTAGGTTGAGTAGTTACTGGAGTTTTTTTATAAATTGAATAATCATGACGATACATTTCATAGGTTGTTCCAGATGTCCATTGGACTTTCCTAATCATCCTACGAACATCTTCATTTGTTATTTTTTTCATCGCAATGATGGTTTCTTTTATTTGATTTTCCTCATCAAAACCATCCAATGGAGTTAATCCATCCCCCCAAATAGCAGATCCACCTGCCTGTGGATTTAAGCTATTTGGTTGACCAATAAAGGTATAGTAATTATTAGCAGTATTACCAACTGAAACCAAACTTTTTACAAAAGTTTCAGCATTCATCACCCTAAATTGTTCAGTTATTATAGCAGGCATTTTTATGCAACCGTTTTTTCTTTATTTAGTTCTATTTCAGTCCACGAGTTCTGTATACATCTGGAGCAGTAGACAATCCAACTAATCCATTGTCTTTGTTTACAATGAAATTTTCTGGACTAAATCTAGTTCTATTTTGGAAATCATAAATTTTACCCCAAGTATACTTGCCGTATATTCCATTCTCATTTGTATTTGTATTGACTTGAATTGAAATATTTCCTGGACCTGGTGCAAAATAACATCTTACTGTTACTATTCCAGAAACAGAAGGACTTACAGTACCAACTCTATAAACACCATCAATGAAAGAAGTTGCAGTTCCAACTTTAGATGCTGGATAATTATTCATTCCTCCTATTGATGTTGTTATACCAGTTAAAGCATGTCCAACAGTGGAATTACTATCAAAAATAACAAAATAATCACCTATTTCCAATTGACTATTTGTTACTCCAAATGTGTTAAGTGAAGAATATCCAATTCCCAAGGAAACGTTATCATATTGTTCACTTTGTAACACAAAATCAATGTGAGTTGCTCCAACTCCTACGTATTTAATAATTCCAAAATCACCTTTTGCTTTAATTGAATATATCTTTTCAGTTGTAACATTATCTCCCTCAATAATAACTGGAGGTGGAGATGACTCAGAATAACCAAAACCAGGATTTACAATACTGATATTAGAAACAATTCCATTTGTTACAGTAGAAGTTGCAGTTGCTCTATTATAAATTGGTTCAGCATACATTGTAGTTCCAGCAGTTCCAACTAGTAAGTATCTGCCCTCCTCTGCAATTATTGGTCCAGGGAGTCTTAATTCTGGAGGAGGTGGAGCAGGAATAAATGCCAAATCTTTAACAGTATTATTTTGTTTTGTATCTCTTTCTGTCCAATAAGATAGGTCTAATGAGAATATCAATTTATTTGCAGAAGTTAGTGCAACATAAACTCCATACTCATACTTAATATTTAAAATATCGTCAGAAATATTTGGAATTATTCTTGTCCAATTAGTGTTTCCTGTTGAAGAGACAAATATTGTTCCATTTTGTCCAACAGCAATAAATTTAGTTCCAGTCCAAATAACTTTTTCAAAATTTCTAGTGGTTGGTAGTTGTACTATTCTATCCCAAATATTCCCATCAGTGGAATGTAAGATTATTCCACCATCACCAACAACTACAAATCTTGCATTATTTGTTGCTACACTATTTAAATTAACAAACGCAGGAGGATTTCTCTTATATAATGCAGTAGTTCCTATACCAACACCAGTGAATAGTCCTGTTGCATCTCCAACTGCAACTACAGTTCTTCTTAGTGAAGAATATGCAACATCATTAAATGTATTATAATATGTGGAAAAATTAATTATTGGATCTGGCAATCCAATAACAACTGTCTCTTCTAATAATTTAAGTTCCGACCAAGAAGATAATGTAGTATTAATTCCAGTGGCAGTAATTACTTTTGCAAATTGCCCAACTGCATAATAACGACTTGTTTCTGCAACAGCAACAGAATTGAAAGATATGGTTTGACCATAACCAATAAATGATTGATTCCACTCCAAACCATTTGTTGAAATTGCAACTATACCACTTGAACCAACAGAAATAATTGGTTTTCCTATTGCAATTTTATTAAGTGTATATGAACTTGATATTCCATTATTTGTTCCTTTCCAATTATAAATTGGATCCTTCATCTTTATGAATGCAGAAGAAATAGCAACAACAGGATTTGTTAATGTGTTGTATCCTGTTCCAGCATAGGAAATGTTCAAACTCGAAATTGTTGATGCGGAAGAAACTATCGCAGTAGAAATTGCTGGTTGTATATCATTGACATCTACAATATGTACATCTCTCAGGTTTTCACTAAGACCATCAACTTCGTTGAATAATGGGAAAGCATTATTTACATATAGTGCTTCATCTTCAGCAAAAACATTATTAATTAGTTTAGTGTTTGGAGAAATTCTTGCCTTCAAATCTGGTCTTGATTTTGAATAAAGAACACCATTTATAATTTTATCTACAGTCTGCTTCATCCACCTTAGAGGTCTTTCCTTTGTGACATCAGTATTAATTCCAATACTGTCATAAGTAAATGTATCTAAGGAGTCAGAAGATATTATTTTCTTAACAACTCTTTCGAATTGTGGTCTATCTGCTGGATCTAAAATATTCTCACCAATTTGTACAGAATCTCCTTCTTTAATTGTTTTTGGTGGGTCAATTTGTTCAACGTCTAAGTCGGAACCTCTAAAGAACAATATTGTGCATTTTGAATTTTCTTTAGGTGCTTCTGTAAATGTTATTCTGGAACCATTAAATGTGTATGCTTTTATTGGTTCTTGTAGAATATCATTCAGGTAAACAAATAAATTATATTCAATCTTAATATCTGTGCTTGGGTCTGATTTTAAACTTAATACTTCTGTAGTTCCACCTTGAGAAACAGTTAAAGTAAATTTCTTCTTTGTCCCTGTAAAATACTGAGATATGTCATCAAACTGAATAAATTGACCTGGATAGAATCCACTAAATTTATCTGTTAGTGTTTCTTCTACAGTTATTCTAAATTCACTAAATCCAATTCCTATATTTGGATTAGTTGTGATTCCAGAAACTTTTAGTATATCTCCAACTTTGTAATAAAGACCAGGATCTTCAATATCAAATCCAATAATATTTCCTTGATTTCCAACAACAACCGATGCTTTAGCACCAATTCCATTTCCAGAACTTCCAGAAATATACTCAAGAGGCAAATCACTATATGATGTTGGTATGCCGATTAAAACCCTTGGTGGTGGTGATGAAGTATATCCACTTCCAGCATTTACGATTGAAATTGAAGTTATAGTTCCACCAGTTCCAATAGTTGCAGATAGTGATGCTCCAGAACCAACATTTGATAAAATTTGAATTTTTGGAGGAGTTCTGTATCCACTTCCAAATCCTCTAACTGTTACTGCAGATATTGTTCCTGCTGCAGAAACAGTTACTGATGCTCCTGCACCGACCAATGGTTGATAACCATAACCAGTACTAATCCCAGTTCTAACAATTTTTCCTGCTCCTGGTGTTCCAGTTAAAAATCTTATTCTATTCTTTCCTGGATTATCAACTACAAAATCGGTATTTGATATTTGTGGAACATTGTTGATTAATACTATTGGATTATTATTAACATCAATTGAACTAGTCAAAACTGTGTTTGTATTTGTATAAATTCCGACTATATCATTTCCATAATTCTGGAGGAAAAATTCAGTGGAAGAAGCACCAACAAACTTTGTAGAAATATCATCAAAAATTAAGTTTTTATCATTTGGAGTTCCTGGGTCAAACCTTCTTGTAAATGCTCTTCCAGTAAATGAAGAATTTACCTTTAACCCTTCATATCCAGTTGGTCCATATGGTGCAGTGGTAAAATGTATTTCATCTTTAGATATATTAAAATCACCTCTAAGTACTGTAATTGCTGCTCCAACAGTATGATAACCAACTCTTGACCCCAAGTATCCCCTTGTTACATTAAATGCATTAGTCGAACCAATACCAATGGTATTAATTCTCATATACTCTGAATCAATTTGGAGAGTATCTAATGAAGTTATTGAAGAAATTCCAGAGAGATAAATGACATCTGTAGTGACACCTACTGAAGATGTTAGTGATGGTGATAAGTCTCTCTTGTATAATGGACTTTGAATTATATTATCGACGGAAATAATTGCACTTGCATTTGGGTTATCAAATGTAAAGGATTGTGGACCAGTTCCATATGAAGTAATATTTAATTCATTAGAAGTTGATAATCCAGAAACTTTATAATTGTCATTATCTATTTTTGTTACATATAATGTTGATGGTAATTTATCGGTCCCTAAAACTTTAGGAGTCAAATATAAGTCATCTGCTGGAGTTACACCTCCAACTAATGAACCAGAAATTTTAAGTTTATCTGTAAGGGCATAACCAACGCCACCATTTTGAACAATAATAGAAGAAATATCACCAAATGTATTTCTTGTTACATTAAAAGTGGCACCACTTCCAAGTCCAACTATTGTAGAACTTGGTAAATTTGAATATGTACTATTTGCTTGTCCAACTATTCTTGTATTTGCTACAGAAGAAACTGTGAATGATAGGTCATTTGTTGGACTTGTACCATTCATAAAAGTTCCAGAGATTGAAACTGTATCACCAACTGCATATCCTCTTCCACCTTCTCTTAAGACTAAAGAAGTTGAGATTGGATATCCAGTTGATGAATTATAAACAATAAAAACACTAAATTTTGCTTGAGTTCCTACTCCACTTGTGGAATATGCTGGAAATGGATCAAAAAATCCATAAAATCTATTTTGATTTAAAGAGAGGTCAGGAGTTATAGATGCAGAAGTACCTACAATAGTTGTTGAAATAGCAACATTATAACCATTTTCAAAAATAGAAGTTCCATTTCCACCTTCAACTTGCATAATAATTGAAGATTCGGTTGATGCAACTGATAGATATGGGGAACTATCTGGACCTTTTCTAACAATCAAAGAACTTTCAACATATGAAGTTGTTGCAATACCTACTTTAGTTCCCAAATCTTCAGTCGTTGGAAAATATCCAGAACCAGGATTTAAAATTGCAATTCTTCTTATGGATCCACCAACAATTACTGGATAGAAAAGACCTTCAACTAAAGGTGTTTTAGTACCAAGTACTTCTATTTTTGGTGGGTCAGTAGATGCATATCCAGTTCCACCAGATATAACATCGAATGATGAGACACCATACTCTGAATTAAAATTGGGTATTAATACAGCACCCGATCCTGGAACTTCTCTTGTTGACATATTATTTTACTTGTTATATACACCACGGGGGAATAATTGTCCTTTTGCTGGTCTTCTTCCTGTCAAATATCCAGGAGAAGACCTATCTTCATCTCTTAATGAAAGATTACCAATAGAAATTGTTCCATTTGTTTCTGGAATTACAAATGGAGTTGTTGCTGAATCAAAAGAATATTCAATATTTGAATCTGTTCCAGAAACTTGAGATTCCAGTGAAATAAAAGTGAAATTAGGCATCAGATTACCCTCGCACAGAATAAAATGCCACTTGTCCTTTGTGTCTGAATGTAAGAACCATTAATTACTTTGTAAACTTCAGATGGACTTACTGTAACAGTATCATTTTGTTGAATATTTACACCTGGCAAATTATAAGAAAATTCAATCAAAACAAAATCATCAGGAATATAATATGGAACTGGAACCAATTGTCCATTTATCGGTATTCCTTTAATTACAGCATTAAAATCTGCATTAGAGGATATAGATTTATTTCCATTATATCCACCATTTCCTCTTTCTGGTGTTTGTGAAGAACTTCTATAATAAATTCTTTTAGATGAACTATTAGTAGAATAATAATATTCACCTGGATTATATGCTGCAGTAGAAACATAGAAATCCTCAGTATAAATGTTTGCATAAGTAGAAGAAGCATTTAATGTAGAATATCCAAATTCTGCTGCTCTTTTTGAATAGTCACTAGCATAATCTGTATTTACATTTCCCGCATTCCAAGTCCTAAAAGTTATACTTGGTCTGAAATTTCCTGACCCAGAAGGACCTGGGAGAATTTGAGTAAAACCACTTATGAATAACTCATCCAAGTCCCATAAGTTTGGATTTTCAAAGTTGTGTAAAATAAAAGTTCCATAAGTATTATCTGAAATTTTTTGACTAGAAAGAGTTGGTGCTTTATATGATAATACTGAAAAGGATGGGTCAAGACTTGAACGATAAATGTTTAAATCTAATTTATATCCAGTATTTGAACCAGTAATTATTTTATTCTGACTAGCTCCATTTTGAGATGAATATCTTTTCAATCTATCAAGATCTTCAAAACTACTATAATTATCTCCTGTTGGTCTTCTTGAATGGTCAAGTTTTTCTGCTCCGACCCATCTTCTAGAATAAGACATTGCACCAAAATTTAAAGATCCAGCAGCATATGGGTGGAATCCACTTCCTGCACCTAAAATTAAATTATAATCATCATGGAATAAAAACATTCTATATGTTGTTCCATATTTTTTATTTGGATTTATTGTTTGTTTTAATATAGAACCACTATTGTATCCACTTGATGAAAGTTGTTTATAATAGAATGAACTTGTTGTTCCATATCCAATTGGATTTATGTTCCCAGAGTCTGCGGGAAGAACAACAATAGTACCTCCATTTTGACTAGCATTAGTATTATCTTTAATATAATACGTTCCTGCCTGACCAGGAAGGGGTGACCATGTTAAATTAGAACCACTACCAATATTATATGGTGCATTAAATGCAAGAGAGTGATATGCATAAGCATATCCAGGATTAGTTGTTTTTGAAATACCTACTGTATAACCATAACTATTAGTTAATATTAATGTATCTCCTTCTTTAATTGTAATAGTTGTGTTTCCTCCACCAACATTACCATTTCTATCTGTTCCATTTATAACCCAATCAAAACTACCATTACGAGAAACAATCGTGGATGCATATGAAACACTTCCCGTTACTGTTGCTGCTATTGCTACTTTAACTTGAAAATTAACAGCACCATTTGCTGCACCACCAATATCTGATGCAGATACTGTTACAATTTCTCCTCCAGTGTATCCATATCCTGGTCTATTTACAAAAATGGTATCAATAATTCCAGAACTTCTAAAAATATCTAATGTAAGACCTGTTCCAATTCCAGTTAATGATGTTGTTGGAACATCATGATAATCATCACCTATGGTCCCAACCGTTCCTCCAATATTAGAAGTGAATGTGGTAACACCAACAACAAGACCACTATCAGTCTCACCATGGAGACCCAACCATTCAAAAGCACTTTCTAATTGATTAACTAAACTACTGGATGCCCATCCAGGATTTACGGAAATTGTTGTAGTTGTAATTGCCATTTAAACTTATGCCTCCAGTTGAAGAATGGTTAAATCTGCTGTAATGGATTGGGTAGTTCCCGATAAATTTTTAATTGATGCGTAAATTATGATATCTTCAGGATTATCCATATTACCACCCATAACAAATGGAGATATAATTTGTGTGGTAGAAATTCCAGTGGTGATGACCTCAGCAATCACTCCACTTCCAGGCAGTGGATCGGTTCCAACACTTCTATTGGAATCATTTTCTCTTGATGTACTATCAGTATATAGTCTTAACCATCCTGCAGTAGAAAGTCCAACTTTCATCAAAGCATAAGATTTAAATCCAGGAATATTAGTATTTCCAATTCCATTATTTACGATTGAAGTAGTCACTCCAGTTACTATAGTTCTTGATTGTAATGAACCACCAGATGCTGTGATTGTTGCAATTCCTGCACTGAATGTAACATCAAGTCCAGTTCCAAAATCAATTGTAGTTGCAGAACCAACATTGACTTGATTATCTTCAACTGCAACACCAGTACCTGCTGCAGTTACATTAAGTAGTGCAGAACCATCGATTGCTGGTAGTGCTCCTGTAAGTTGTCCTGCAGGAAGATTTGTTAGTCCAGAACCAGATCCAGAGAATGATGATGCCGTTATGATTCCACTGGTATTGATATTTGCAGTTGAAATTAATGAAGATGAAATACCACTTGAATTTGAGTATGTCGATACTCCTGATGTTGTTGAATATGTTGATATACCACTTAAATTTGCATAATTTGAACTAGTAGAAACACCAGAGGATGTAGAATAAGTTGCAATTCCAGCAATAGTAGAATAAGTTGCTATTCCACTTCCAGTTACAGTAGCAATTCCAGAAGCAAAAGAAACACTAAGATTTGAACCAAAGTTAATAGTCCCTGCAGTTCCAATTGGACTATTATCATCTTGAACAATAACTCCACTACCACTTCCAACAACATTAAGTAGTGCAGAACCATCAATAGCAGGTAGTGTTCCTGTAAGTTGACCTGCATTCAAAGTTCCATGGAACCCAGTTGCAGAAACAATACCAGCAACTGTGAGTGCTTCGGTGACTAAAGTGGTCTTAATTCCCACATTGCCATTCTGGTCAATATACTGACGAATATTTCCTTGACCATCAGCAATTATAACTCTATTAGATACAGTTCTAACATCAAGATTTCCAGAATTTCCATCATAATTACCAAGGATAACATTATAATTACCAGTTGTTATTTTCTGTCCTGCTCTATCACCAAGGGCAATATTAAATTGACCACTAGTAGTGTCATATAAAGTAAATTCACCAACTGCTATATTGTGTCCTAATCCAGAACTTAAGTTGAATAATGACTGATCACCAATGGAAATATTTCTGGTTGCCCCAGAACCCATATTTAAATTACCAATTCTGATATTATCAGAAGCACCAAATTCTATTCTTCCAGAAGAAATTGTAGTGACACCAGCAAGAACTGAACCACCAGATACATTAATGTAACCATTAAATGTGGAATTTCCAGAGACAGTTAAAGGTGAAGTTGCAATTGTTGTTCCTATCGCAACATTACCAAGGGTATGAATACCTGTATTAGTTCTATTCCAGACCGAATCTGTATTTGCACTTAATGTAACTGCACCAAAAGAAGTAGAAATACTTATATTGCTTCCCGCAACAAGAGAAGTTACAACATTACTTAAAGTTGAACCATTTCCATAATAATTTGTTGCAGTAATTACACCACTTGCTCTTAAATTTGTTGTAGTTGTAATTCCAGTAACTCCAATGTCACCAAATATAGCAACTCCATTTGGAAGAGTTTGTAGTTTTTTGGATCCATTATAATAGAGAATAGACCCTTCTCCTGCAACTGCAGTAAATACATTATTATTTCCGTTACCAATTCTAATAGAAGAACTTGTATCTATTCTCAAATCTACAGCATCATAATAAATTGAGGCATCCGTTTGTCCACCAGAACCTAAATTTATACGAACTCCATCATTTAATTGGATTTTACTAGATTGTCCAGTAATGGTGAAAGTTCCATTATTTAGATGTAAAGCACTAACTGCAGCAATTGTTCCAATACCAACATTAGATGATGTTACAATTCCAGATGCAACAGTAGTCCATTGTGTAGAAACTGCACTCTGTGCAGTTGAGTTTATAGTTACTGTTCCACCAGTTCTTGCTATTGATACATTAGAACCAGCAAGAATATTTGTAACAATTCCTGTTAAATTTGCTCCAGAACCATTATATGATGTTGCAGTGACTACACCAACAGTAATATCTGGAACTGAGGAAAAATTTCCAGCAAAAAGAGCAACAGTTGCAATTCCTGCAGTTATTGCGTATGTAGAAGTGGTAGACAGTCCAGAAATATTAGAATAAGAAGATACTCCAGCAGTTACAGCAAAGGTCGAAATACCAGCAGTGGTTGCATATCCAGATACTGTAGATACACCAGCAGTTCTGGCAAATCCTATAGAATTAGTTATTGTAGTTCCATTTCCAATTGCATTATAAATTTCATTAAAATTACTATTAATTTTAATGGCACCTTGTAATAATGAATCCCCAGTGCCATCATTTGGGGAAGAACCTGTATTTATCCCTAATTTCGCCATTATACACTAGATGTTTATTTTTATTTATGGTTTAATTTGAAGACATCTTTGTTGTAGATGAATCAAAACTAAATATAGGACTATCAAAATAAGATGAAATTCCAGGATAACTAAATCCAGAGTCAAAGACGGTGTTTACGCCAACAGATGCTGTTCCATCTGCTTTAACAACACTATAAAATAGTTTTTGTCCTGATTGGAAATTATTATTTTTCAGTTTAAACTTATCATTAGATAAATCAATTACAGATGCATCATTTCCTTGGAATTCTCTATAAAATAGAGGAGTTCCTCTGTTTTTCAACTTGAATGTTGTAAGTCCAACTATTTGTCCACCAGTAGTTGTTGTAAATCCAGTAAATTGTCCACTAATATCATCAATAGGTATAACTTTATTTGTTCTACTTAAAATGTATGACTTCAAACTAACACCAGTCGGGAAGAACATCCTTTCTATTGAACCGTCTGGAAGGAGTTCATCTTCAGTGACCATGCTAAAATTGTAACGATTATACATCGATTCAACACTATCAACATTAATTAATACATTCAATGATGAATCTCCAACACCAACTTTCATATTATTGGATGCTTTTCCAATAATATCCAAATCAGAAAATTCCTTAAATCCTGCTGGATGAACCAAAGACCTTACTGGTTCTTTCCAAATGTCATATGGAATTTGTGATTTAATAGCATAGGAGAACTTTTGATAGTAATTATTATCAGAAATTCTTTGCTGGAAGTCATTAAGATAACCAATTTTATCGGTAAAATCATTTATTTTTTCTCTGGTTACATTCAGAGAAGAGATTAGATTAAATTGATTTACATTTTCTATAACTCCATTCAAAAGAGACCTAGTTCCAAGAAGTCTATTTCCTACTTCTAACTCTCCTTTAGAGTCGATTAGTCTTAGTTGATTTATTGCATTATCCCATCCACTTTCCATGACAACTGCAGAGAAAACTGCAACTCCATTGGAATCATAACCAATAACATTTTCACCAGACAAATATCCCAAATCATCAGCAAGTTTCATCTCAAACTTTGCTATATCTTTTTCATTTATTACAAATCCATAATTATTATCTGTTGTATATTCCCCAAGATTACTTGATATACCATTCATACTATAAGTTATAGTATAATTTGTTGTGCTTATTCCAGTTAATGTGAATAAAGTATATCCATGATTGGAAGAATTATAATTATTTTTTTGCCCTGGATTTGTTATTCTGCAGTTTTCTACAAAAACCTTATCACCTACTTTAAATGGAAATACAACATTCTGAGTTCCATATTGACCAGTAATTAGTGGATAAACTTGGTTATCACTGTTTACTAATTCCAAAGTCACTTCATTTGTTGATGGATTATAAGCAATATCGTCAATATCGTAACCATTGGAGTTTCTTGTTGCAAAAACTTGCAATGGAGATGATAAATTGGTAACGTTCTCTAAAACATCAACAGAAGATACTGTTCCTCCTTGAATATTTGCTCTTAATTTAATTCTATCATTACCAATTACCGTTAATGATGGGGCAATGTTATACCCTTTTCCACCAGTAACAATTCCAATATAATCTACTCTAGATATATTCTTTACCTGGCATACTGTTGGTACACTTAGGACTGGTTTTAATGTTGGGTCTGTTGGGTAATCAAATCCATCTTTAACTCTTTCAATATAATCGATTTTACCAATTGTACTTGATGCTGCTTTCAATATTGCATCTTTTCCATTTAATGTATCAATTGATACAATAGAAGGTATCTTTTTGTATCCTTTTCCACCAAAATTTAACTTTATTTTTGATATTGGACCACTAGTATTTTTTGAATCAGTATCATAAAAAATAGTAGTTATTCCAGAATTAGTACTATATGAAAAATATTCTGGTTTTTGGTTTAAAATAAACTTAAATGAAGTTGTGCCAGTAGAAACTATTGGATAATTTTCACTATACACACTTGGATTGAGTGTAATTTTGTTATATCCTACTACTTCTTTATCTATGGAAATCTGATATTTTTCAAGAATATTTGGTGATACTGGAATTAAATTATAGAATAATGTATTTGTAATACTTTTATCCGAAGTATCAATTACTAATCTTGCCCCAGATACACCAGCATCTATTGCACTTCTGGTATACTTATAAGATTCAACTTCAATTAAAATATTTCCATCTTTGTATAACTTTAAATCCATTCCAGATAAAGAAGAATCTGATAAATCAAATTCAATAAAATTACCTTTAGTTGCTTGTAGAGGAGGATTTATAAGTGCAATTGCTTGAACACCACTTCCTTGAGATGTGAATGGTATATTTAATCCAGACTTTGCACTAACATAAAATTCTGATAGTTTAATATAATCTGGTTTTTGTTTAATTACATAATATGTTTGGTTGTGAGTTAATCCACCAATTGTACTATTTCCGTTATTATAATATACAATTTTATCCCCAGTAGAATATGTATTTCCTGGTAGATATATCTCAGATGTTGCAGTGCTAATAGCAACTGAAGTATCAAAGGTTTTTAATTCAGTAGTAATTTTTCTGATATTTGTATCATATCTAAGTTTAAATCTATCTGTTAATCTTGGGAGAAGATTAAAACTAATTTTGTCTAAATTGCTCAATCCATGAGTTTCTAATGTTTCTACATTGAGACTAAAGTTTTCTACCTTTCCTAATATCTTTTCATATGTTGTTGTCAATGAGTGAGCAAGACCAGTTACTGAAATATCATCAAAAAGGTATAAAGAATTTAAAGAAGAACCTATTCCAGAAGATGTAGTATATCCAACTGTTGATATTCCAATATAATCTTGTCCCCTGTTTATAATATAAACATTTTGATTATCTTGTAATCTAAACGAATCTCCCTGAGTAATTGTATTTGATACAAGAATACCAGTTCCTGCTATTCCAACATTATATTTTACCAATTGACCAGTATGGAAACTATGGTCTTTAATGTAAATAGACCTGCTAGGAACATTTAGATTTGTTTGATCTGGTAATGTATAATTTGTTCCAGTTGAACCAAATCCAACAAATGTTTTGGGATTAAAGTACGTTACAGAGTTGTTCTTTACAACAAATTTTTGCTCTGGAACAGAGAATACGAATTTTCTTGGAAGAAGTTTAACAGAATCAATTCCAACTGTATGAACACCAGTATTCTGTAATCTATCAACATTTAATTGTGATTTTTCTGGGAAAATATTAGTGATTTTTAAAATTTCATTTCCTATAGAAACAAAATCATCTACCTCAAAACCAGAAACATCGTTTACCAAAATAGATGTAGATTCACCAGTTACTTGTAGTACATCTATATCTGTTGATATGCCAACTGTTTTTTGAGAAACAAAAATATCTTTAATTCCTTCCAAATATGAATAATTTGAATTAGAAATAGCAGATATTGTTATTTTGTCTCCAGTAAGTAAACCATGTGCTTCCTGTGTAATTCCAACAACATTATTTCCATAAGTGTAAAAACTAACATCTAAGCATGTTTTCACACCAACATTTATGTTCTTTATTGGTTTTCCTTTGATTCTGGATACTGCAGCAGATGCACCTGAACCATTAGTTCCACTATTATTGAATACTATATTATCACCAACTTTATAGTCACTTCCTGGTGAATAGATTTGAATTTCATCAATTGAAGATGATAATGTTTTTGTTACTGTAAACTCTTGCTTATACTTCTTATCAGTATTGCTAATCAAATCATAATTAGAATTTCCAGAATTTACATAATATGGTCCAATATTTCTAATTAGATTTAAATTGTTTAAATCGATATCTTGATTGAATCTGGATGAATAGTTTTCTGGTATTACATAGTCTCTAAAATAGTTTCCGATAATGTATGGGAATTCTGGCACAGAAATTGCACTATTATCAATTGTTGCAAAATATGCATAAATTCCATCTGGAAAATCTGGGGTTTTACAAAATCTACCATTATGCTCATCCAAATCTCCAATTGCTCTATCATAATAAAAATCTTGAGCAAAGAATCCATCTGGTAAATTTGGTCGAAGATTTTTATTTGGTTCTACTCTCTTTGTGTAACTAGACCTGATTTTTTGAATTTGAGATCCAACTTGACCATATGGACCATAAATTGGATTTCCATCATATGCCCAACCAATTATAGGAGAATGAACAGAGTCAGGTGATTCTCTATTAGAATCATCAATGTGGTCTTTAATTGTTTTTCTTAGAAGACGTGGAGCATAGAAATTAACTGGTTGCAATCCAAAATCTTTATTCTTACTTGGAACAATGAATGCCTCATCTTGAACTTCTAATAACTTTTTATTCTTTTCTACCTGGTTTATCTTCCATTCAAAAATGTCAGCAATAAACTTAGCATCTATTCCTCTTCTTTTTATTGTAATTGATGTAGTATCTTTATCGTAACCAATTCCACCATTTGCTATATTCACTGCAACTATTCTACCATTTTCAATTACTGGTCTAATATCTGCAAAACTACCTCTTCCATTAACGATAATGTCAATTCCTTTATCATAACCAGAACCATAACTTAAAAACTGAATATCAACTATGGTTCCATTTAAAACAATTGGTTTTAAAAGTGCTTCGGAAATCAGTGGTTTTATTCTTACATCTGGTCTTCTATGGAAATTGACGATATTAGAAACACCATAACCTACACCACTATTTTCTAAAAATACACTTTCTATAGAACCAAGAACAATAGGTTCAAATTGGGGTTCAATTATACTTGTTGCTCCAATTCCAGATAATGTTTCAACAACAAGTCTTATTGGTGGATATGAAAATGTATGAGTTCCTGTTCCTAAAGAATTGAACTTTACATATCTTTTATTTTCATAATTAACATCAAAAAACTGTGTTCCAATACCAATTGAAGAAAGTTTAAATGTATCACTATCTAAAACTGTTACAACATATTCAGAAGTAGTTGAAAGACCACTTATTACTGTTCCTGTTGTTGAATATCTTAAAACATCTCTATCCTTTAATCTATGATTTTTAGCAAATACGTAATGGTCAAATGTGTTTACACCATTAGTTTTTCCATCAAATGCTAAAGTTGATGGAATTTTAATAGTTCTATTGGAATAACCAGAACCAGAGTTCTTTACACGAACTTCAGTAATTGTATTTTTTGATTTTAATGTTATAAATGAATGGAATCCAGAACTAATACCAACTAAATTTATCTCATTAGTTTTTTTAAGTGCGTCTTCAAGTCTTTCATATAATTTAATTTGTGTTGGACTTACTACTCCAGCATAATAATTTGCATTTGTTTTAAGTGGAGTAATTTGAGCGTTGAAATTAGAATTGTATGAAATTTCTTCCCCATCATCAAAATTATGCTTTTGTGAGAAAATTATAGTGTTTGTGGTTGGATTTACTCCAGATCCATCACCTTTAAAACCTGCATTTATTTTTGATTTAACTAAATTTGGTTCTACTACTGCCCCAGTTCCATTTCCACCAACTAAAGTAATTTTAGGTTTAATTTGATAACCAACACCAGGAGTAACAATTTTTACTTCGGAAAGACCACCAACAATATTAACGTATCCTTTAGCATCCTTTCCAGATACATCAGTAATTTCTAATTCTGGAGGATTGATGACATCATACCCTTTTCCTTGATTAGTTACAGTTACACCGTCTAATTTTCCATAGTAAATGTTTTCATCAAATAATGTTGGTGAATAAATTTCAGTACCATTTACTAAAATGCCAATCTGTCTATTATTGGTTGTTCTGTCTGCAACTTGTTTTAGTGTGCTGTCACCTTTAACATAATTGAATTTTTTAAATAATTTTTGATTTAATACTGATTTATTTTCATAATCAAGTTTAACAAAAGAGTCTGAAGTTATGGTTCTGTCAAAATTAACATAAACACCAGAATATAAGTCACTCTTACTTAAGGATAGTTTAATTTGTTTACTATCTTTATTGTCTCCAACTGCAGTGACATGATAAATACCTGTCTTAATTCCAGAGTTAGAATCTGGGAAATAATAAATTTTTTCTCCAGTGTAGAAATTATGAACAATATCTGTTTCCAATACATCTGTTCTTCCTGCTCCAGAGGAAGTAGATGTGTTTATCCTTTGATTTTTTGCATATAGTGGATAGTTAGGTATTCCAGAAGCAGCAACATAGAATGAGGTATATGAATCATTAATATAAGTATTTTGAATTGCTACTGGAATATTGTTTACTGATGGGGTGTGATTTCTATCACTTGAACCAAGAATGATAACTTCTTTTAATAAAGTTTTTTTAGTTGCATCAAGATTGCTTGAAACTTCAACAGTATTCTTTGAGATTATGTTTACTACCTCACCATCAATTTCTTGGTCATTAGAAACATCTGGATTTATTAACCTTACTTTTTGTCCAACATAAAGTTTTACATTATCATAAAAAACAATAGTATATATTTTTCCACTAGTATCACCCGATTTTGCTATAGATTTAATTTTATGATTAGTTGTTACATTATACAACCAACTATAAAACTCTGGTCTATCACTCAATTCTGCACCAAATGATGATAATGCAATTTTATCATTAACAAATAGATTAGATGTATTTTGATATTGAACTTCACCTATAACATTAATTAATCTAAATTCTATCTTTTCATTGTTTTTATCATAAGTGTAAACAAAATTTGATTCAAAAACTTCATCTCCATACTTTAATCCAACAATTATCCCAGAAACTCCCAAAAATTGAGTATTGGTTTTATCTGTATAAGTAAGAGTTATAGTTCCGTTTGCAGTATTTGCACCTTTTACCAGTATGGTTCCACTTTTTGGAAAACCGATAGTGGAATCAACGTAGATTGTACTAGAAAATGCATCTACTTCCTTCGTTATATTTGTTTTTTTAGTAGAAACAAAATTTGATATGAATGATGTACTATCTAAGTAAATTTCATACAAATCTTTTTGGTCTACTGGTCTATATTCTATAGAATAAATTGAAGCACTCGCAGATTCAACTTCACCATTATCTTGGAATAAAGATGCTCTATCTGGTCCTTTAATTAAAAGTGGATCAGAACCATTAATTTTTTCTACAAGAATATTTCTCGTTACAAAGAAATTGTCATCAGAAGGACGTAAAATATAATCTTGTGGTTTGATTAAACTAATTTCAGAATTGAAAAGAATTTTGAATAATATTTTATATGAAGTATCAGTTCCTTTTGTAGTATAAAAATCTACTGCTCTTGATAAAATATTTTTTATTTTTATTTGAGGAATAAAAGTTCTATTCTCAAATCCTGGTAAAAATTGAGTTTTGAATTTTCTGAATAATTCCTGATAAAAACTAAGATTTAAATTGTTAACTGTACTTCCAAAAGCATGATCAGATGCTTGTGTTGTACTGAAATTTAATATATTGGAGGTAGTTAAGTTATTTAATTCATCAATTCCAGAAAAACCACGAGAACAACCAATAAAGGATGTGCTAGTTTTTCCAGTATAGGTGATAATTTCATTATCAATCTTTAATAATCCATAGGAAGATGGGAATCCTATGGTGTGATTAACCTGAATTTCATCATCAAAGGTCAATAAGTCAGAAGTTAATGTACAAGGAACAAATAGAGTAAAGAATAACTCATTATTATAAGTTTGCAAATCCTTATATCTATCAAGATTTGCAATAATGTCTGCAATTCCAGTCGGATGTTCTTGAGAAATATAATATTGATTTAAAAATTCTTTAAAGAGAGGAGAATCCTCATTTAAAAATGATGGGACTTGTGATTCAACGATATTTTGAATCTTTACTCTATTGTTAATATCTGACATTTTATCTAGTATATGCGCCGTTTGAATAACTTGAAGTTACAATATATTCAGTTGCAGAGGTGTTTTCTCCAGAACTAATTCTGTCCTCAACCATATTAACAACAAGATTATCGATACTTAATTCTAAATATATATCTTGCAATGCAATCACATCATTTGACTCTGGAACTGCTTGAATTTCTACTCCATTTGGACTTACAGAACTAATTATATTTACCGTAT